TTTGAAGTCGTTGAATTCGTTTCGGCTATACAAACTCATCTCGCCCAAGACGGCACTCAAGGACTGACCCAACTGATTCTCCTTCGTTTCGACCTTCGAAGGAAGATAGTAAAGGAGAGACTTGTACAACGACTTTCGATCCAACTGTCCAACAATTGCGTTCCTGAGTGGACAGTGGTTGAAGATCCGCTTCAGAAAATCTTCCTTAAAAACGTTCTGAAACGGTGTTGGCTCTGCTTCCTTGTCAGGCATGGTAATTGTAATACCATAATCTTTCAAGACAGCTTGAACAGTTAGGAAGTTGTAATCAAGCTCTTCCTTGTTCTTGAGCGTCGAAGCTAGGTCATCTCCAAGATGAATACTACGAATGTAGTCAAGTCCCTTCAGTCCTTTCTTATTGTCAGGATCTTCAATTGCATAGAATGCAATCAACAAAAGCATTAATCCCGCAACAGAGCCAGCGGCTGCTGTGCAAAGATTTCCACTAGTATGATCAAAATTCAATTGCATCAAAGTTCCATTAAAATGAATGAACGGAGTGGTCTTTTCATCAATCATGGTAGTCATAATGTCAATGTCCTCTTGTGTGTATCCAGGCATTTTCTTAGCAATATCAAGAAATACTTGCCAAGACATCTTCATAAGGCTCTCAGGCAACGTTTTATCGAATGCCTTAAAATCCAAACAAATTCCATCTTCTGGATCCACTGTACCATCACGTGTCAAATATTTTGAAACACACTCCCAATCAAAGCTTTGTGCATTCAATCCAACAGCACAATGTGAAGATTCGGGGTGGTTCATCAAATAAGCTAAAATAGGGCTAAACACTTGACCACTAACAATAAGGCTATCAAGTTCGTCAGAGAAAAATACTCTAGTACGATACTCGTCAACTTTCTTCTTTTTCAAGGGTTCATCTTTTAGATTGCTATTCAAAGCATTTACACCTCTGGTACGGGAGGCTAATCTCTTACGCAAGTCTTCAACATCTTTGTATACGTACTCTTTATACTCATACGGATGTTCTTCTTTTTCCAAGTGCTTCTTCTTGGTGCCTCCATACTTAAGACCTGCGGAAGTGGACATCTTTTGACCGTCGATTCCACGGTATCCTGGAATTCCGTTAATCGCTTCTTCAACAGTCAGGGGACGTCCGATCCCTCCAGCCTTGATATATTGTTCCAACGGTTTGCTGAATTCTTCCACAATCTCTTCCCGAGCGCGTTCCAATGCAGTGTAAGGAATAAGATTTTTGGCTTGATTCAACTCTTCAATACAATTTCTCCACGGACTTTT